GAAAAGGTCTCTCAGATTAAGGACTACCTGTCAGAAGGGAAGGCCGAATCGTTTGAGGAGTACAAAAGACTCTGTGGTGAGATTCGTGGTCTGCTCACTGCCAGAGGTTACATACTAGACCTGCAACAAAACTTGGAGAATGTGGATGACGACTGAGATCTCCAAGAAATACGAAAGCTATGGCGGTCTTAGCATTTCAAATCAAAGTGCTTACATGAAGATTTGGGTTGCAAAAAACAAAGAGAAAAGGTCCGACGCGCTAAAACGATATGCGGAAAAAAACAGGGACAAAATGAGGGCGAAAGGAATGAGACGATATGCGTCTCAAACCAAACAAACACCGCCCTGGATCAATAAAGCTCATGAAGCTGAAATTGAAGGATATTATTTATTTTGCAGGATTTTCAACCAGTACAAGTCTGACAAAAAAGACAAATTCCAGGTTGATCATATTGTCCCAATAAGGGGAAAAGAGGTTTCAGGTTTGCACGTACCCTGGAATCTGGAGGTCATAACCTCCAGAGAGAACGTGTCAAAAGGCAATTTTCTTAAACCTGGCGTATACCCACAACAAGGTCAATGCGCTTTCACGGAGGACTAATGGTAGACACCATACTCATCGGCTCAAACCCCGATAACCCGGAGATCGTAGGTTCATACAAATTGGACGCAACAGCGGAGGAAAAGGCGAAACAACTGCCTCGCCCTTCTGGCTACAGAATTCTTTGTGCCATCCCAGAAGTGGAGAAAGAATTTGAGGATAGCTCTATTGGTCTTGTTAAGTCTGAACAAACCATTGACTATGAAGAGAAGCTGGCAACAGTGCTTTTCGTTGTAGACCTTGGACCTGACTGCTACAAGGACAGTGCGCGATTCCCAAGCGGACCCTGGTGCAAGAAAGGAGACTTCGTCATTGTTCGACCCAATGCCGGAACCCGACTCTTGATCCATGGCCGAGAGTTCAGACTCATCAATGATGATTCTGTCGAGAGCGTGGTGGATGATCCGCGCGGTATTAAACGAGCCTAAAGGAGCCTTCAAAAATGGCACAAATGGACGAACAAGAATTCAAGTTCCCCGATGAAATTGAAGAGAACAAGGCGCCCAAAGCGGAAGCTGAGGACGCTGGTTTTGAGATTGAAGTCGAGGATGACACTCCAGAAGAAGACCGCGGCCGGCAGCCAATGCCCAAGCAGCTGGTCGAGAACTTGGAGAAAGACGAGCTAGAAGCTTATGACGACGAGGTCAAGTCCAAGCTCAAACAGATGCGCAAGGTCTGGCATGACGAGCGCCGCGAGAAAGAGGCGGCCCTGCGTGAGCAACAGGAGGCTATTGCCGTTGCAAAACGTTTAATGGAAGAAAACAAACGTATTAAAGGCATCCTGTCTTCAGGTGAAAAGGAATACGTTGCTTCTATCCAAAACTCTGCCAACCTTGAGCTAGAAATGGCCAAGCGGGCGTTCAAAGAAGCTTACGAATCTGGCGATGCAGACCAAGTTGCGGATGCGCAACAGAAGATGCAAGAAGCTACTTTGCGTGCAATGCAAGCAAAAAGTTTCAAAGCGCCCTCTTTACAGGAGCAAGAAGTTCCTGTACAACCCGAATTTGAACAGCGTCCGCAAGTTCCTCAGCCCGACCGACGTGCTTTAGCGTGGCAAGAGCGCAACAAATGGTTTGGCCAGGATGAGGAGATGACAGCTGCTGCGCTTGGGCTTCATGAGAAGCTACGTCGCAACGGCGTCCTTGTCGGATCTGATGAATACTATGATGCGTTGGACAAAACAATGCGTCGCCGATTCCCCGAGGAGTTTGGCTCCACGGAAGAGTCACAACCAGAGGTCAAACAGCCAGCACGCAAACCTGCTGCAGTTGTGGCCCCCGCGGTTCGGAGTACAGCCTCCAACAAAGTCAGGCTGAAAACGAGCCAAATGGCCCTAATCAAAAAATTGGGCATTACTCCTGAGCAGTATGTTAAGGAGTTTGTAAAGGAGTCACAAAATGGCTGAAAAACGACTTTCTCGTGAACTAGACACGCGTGCGATATCGGAGCGTCCCCAGCAGTGGGCACTCCCTGAGTCTTTGCCCGAGCCCGACAAAGAGGCCGGCTACTCGTATCGTTGGATTCGCGTTTCCACTTTGAACGTGGCAGATCCCCGTAACCTCTCGGCCAAACTACGCGAGGGATGGGAGCCGGTGCGAATGGAAGAACAACCCAAATTCCAACTGTTAGCTGATCCCAATAGCCGTTATAAAGACAATATTGAGATTGGCGGGCTGCTACTCTGCAAGACCCCGGATGAATTTGTGAAGCAGCGTAATCAATATTACGCAAAGCAGACGCAAGATCAGACGGAAGCTGTGGACAACAACCTGATGCGCCAAAGCGACGCCCGGATGCCGCTCTTTAAGGAGCGTAAGTCCACGGTTAGCTATGGCAAAAGTTCTTAATCTTTTGGAGTTAAAACATGGCTTATCCCACAGTAAGCGCTCCCTACGGCCTAAAGCCGATCAACCGTGTGGACGGTATGCCCTACGCAGGCGCGACCCGCAAATTTGCGATCGCCAACACTGCTCCGGCTATCTACTACGGTGATCTGGTTCAATTGTCCGCAGGTCAAGTGACGCGCATTACCAGCGCAACCCCCACTGGTATGGTTGGAGTCTTTTTGGGCTGCTCCTATACCAACCCCACGACCAAGCAGCCCACCTGGGCTCAGTACTGGCCGGCCAACACCGCCATCACCGATGCGCAAGCTATCGTTGTTGACGATCCCATGGCTGCCTTCAAAATTGTTGTGACCAACGCCAGCAGCGTTGTGGTTAACACCACGACCATTGTGTCGATCGGCTACAACATTGGTATTGACCTTGGTAGCGGTGGTAACACCAGCACCGGTGACTCGACCATTTCAGCTCTGGCTGGTTCGGAAGACACCGTCAACACCCTGCCCCTGCGTGTTATTGATGTAGTGCCTGATACAGCGACTTCTACGGGTTATCCCGAGATTATCGTCAAGATCAACCTGCACCAGTACAACAACACCACTGGCGTGTCTTGATCTAAGGAGTAACACAAAATGGCTATTTCACGCGCACAACTACTGAAAGAGCTGCTCCCCGGTCTGAACGCCCTGTTCGGCCTGGAGTATGCCAAGTATGGCGAAGAGCACAAAGAGATCTACGAAACCGAGACCTCTGAGCGTTCATTCGAAGAGGAAACCAAGCTGTCTGGATTCAGCGCCGCACCGGTGAAGAACGAAGGTTCTGCCATCTCGTACGACAACGGCCAGGAAGCATGGACTGCTCGCTACACCCACGAAACCATTGCCATGGGTTTCTCGCTGACCGAAGAGGCCATCGAGGACAACCTGTACGACAGCCTGTCTGCTCGTTACACCAAGGCTCTGGCACGTTCGATGGCGTACACCAAACAAGTCAAAGCTGCCGCTGTTCTGAACAACGGTTTCTCTGGCTCGTACACTGGTGGCGACGGTCAACCTCTGTTCTCCGCCTCGCACCCCTTGGTGTCTGGTGGCACCAACAGCAACGTTCCCAGCACCCCTGCTGACCTGAACGAGACTTCCTTGGAAGCCGCCGTTATTCAGATCAGCCTGTGGACTGACGAACGTGGTCTGTTGATCGCCTCTAAGCCCAAGAAGCTGATTGTTCCCCCGGCGCTGCAGTTCGTTGCAACCCGCCTGCTCGAGACCGAGCTGCGCGTTGGCACCAACGACAACGACATCAACGCCCTGAAGAACAACGGCTCGGTGTCTGAAGGCTATACGATCAACCACTTCTTGACCGACACGAACGCCTGGTTCCTGACCACGGACGTGCCCAACGGCATGAAGCACTTTGTTCGTACGCCTCTGCAGCAGTCGATGGACGGTGACTTTGACACCGGCAACGTCCGCTACAAGAGCCGCGAGCGTTACAGCTTTGGCTGGTCTGATCCCCTCGGGATGTACGGCTCACAAGGCGCGTAATAAATCCTTTGGGATTTGTGAGAAGGAGGCCTTGTGCCCCCTTTTCTTTTCCTGTATATTGCGATCAAGCCCGGGGTTCCCGGTGCATCAAACTGACCCGGCAGACGACGTACCGATTGATGCGCTGATCTTGTACGTAAGGACAATTGAAATGGCTCTCTCTACCACCCAAAGCATTTGGCGTTCGGGCGGCGGCGATCAGACTCGCACCGCTTACTGTGGCTCCGGCGTCATGGCCGCTCAGTTTTACATTGCCGACGCCTCTGTTGCCACTGCAACAAACGTTAAGATTTCTTCCACCGCTGGTGCACCCGATTTGATTCTTCCTGCTGGCGCAGTTGTTCTGTCTGTGGCCATCAATGATGCGGGCGCAGGTTCTATTGATCTTGGCACCCGTGATGTTTCTGATGGCACTGTTACCGCTGCCGCTATTGCTAACAATTTGTCTGTTGCTTCTGCTGGCGTGGTTACTTCTGGTCTGACCCTGACTGCCACCAGCGAATTGGCCTACGTGACCGCTCGCATCGACACGTCTGGTTCCGGCACTGTTGGTGGCTACATCACCTACTTCGTTGCAGATCCCTTGGTTGGCCAGCAGAACGTCTGATAGGAGGACGCTATGTCCGTGCAAACAGACGTAAAAGCTAAGTCTCTTGCTGCATCCGGTACGGTCTTTGGTGACCGCACTCGGGTACGCGGGCTGATCATTGAACCCGGCACTGGTCCCGGCTCTGTCGTTCTTAAAAACGGCGGGGCCAGCGGCACTACTGTGTTGACCATCAACACTACGGCAAACGGCGAAACTTTCAATGCGCTGATTCCGGCTTCTGGTGTTGTGTTCTCTACAGATGTGTATGCTGTATTGACCGACGCAAAAGTGACGGTTTTCTATGGCTAAGTCACCAGCATGGCAACGCAAGGAAGGCAAGAACCCCAAAGGCGGCTTGAACGCCAAGGGGCGAGCCTCTGCCAAAAAGCAAGGGATGAATTTGAAACCTCCCCAGCCGGAAGGCGGCAAACGCCGAGACTCTTTCTGCGCGCGTATGGAGGGGATGAAGAAAAAACTGACCTCCGCCAAAACGGCAAAAGACCCAAATTCGCGGATCAATAAGAGCCTCAAGGCTTGGAATTGTTGAGGTACACATGAAGCGCACAAAACGATATCAAGAAGGTGGGGAAATGGATGCCCTCAAGGCGGCCAATCAATCCAAAGAATCTCAAGAGATTGCTGGAGAAGCCATCCTCAAGGGCATGCGTGAGGTCGAAATAGAAAAGCCTTCCACTTTCAAGGAGGCTTTTGCCGCCGCCCGCAAAGCAGGCGACAAGATGTTTGAGTTTGGTGGTAAGAAGTACACCACCGACATGGCCTCTCCTAAACCGGCAAAAGTTACGGATACCGGTGACGAGGTCAGCCGTTTGGCCGGCATTCGTCCTAAGCCCGTGCGCCAGCAAGAAACCATGCAGGACCGCGCTGATAGATACGTTGCTAAGCGTGCAGCTCAGCGTGCGGAAGACGCCGCGGCTCGAGCAACAGAGCGTTCTATGATGCCGACCTCACGACCCAAAGCTTCTGAGCAAACGTTTATGGGTAGCCTGAAGTTTTCTAAAGGTGGTAGTACTGCTTCCAAGCGAGCAGACGGTATTGCCCAGCGCGGAAAGACCAAGGGCAGGATCGTCTAATCATGGAGATGATGCTGTGGAACGTCTTGCTGACTACATTCATCGGGTTACTCAGTTGGAATCTGAGGGAAAAGTCAGCCGAGTTAAGTCGAATCACGATCCTGTTGAACAGGACCAGGGAGGAGATTGCCCGGGACAACGTGACGCAAGCAGAGATCGACAAGATTGTGGCGCACATCGACAATCGTTTCGACAAGTTGAACGATAAGATCGACATGATTATCCGGGAGCAAAGAAGTGCCATCAGTTAGCAAAAAGCAGCACAACCTAATGGCCATGGTTGCAAATGATCCGGCTGCGGCAAAGCGTGTTGGCATTCCTCAGAAGGTTGGCAAAGAGTTTGTTGCAGCGGATAAGGGTAAGAAGTTTCGCTCCAGTGGTAACGCTGGTATCAATCTGCCGAAGACTCACCATGGGAAATCGGCTTTATTTTCAAAAGGTGGTGAAATCATGGCTACACAGAAAAAAGTCGCAACGACTTCCATGGGCAAAGTTAAGACGGCTGCCCCCAGCCGCGACGGCGTTGCCATGAAGGGCAAGACCAAAGGTACTCAGGTTAAGATGGCCGGCTCCGGTGTTCCCAAGGGCATCGGTTCCAAGGTGATGAAAAAAGGCGGCAAAGTCTGCTAAGGAGTCATCATGTACGATGAAGAACTGGAAAAGAAAAAGACCAAGGGCGATTCTGTGTGGACGGAAAGCTCTGGCGTTCCTGTTCCCCAAGAGCCTGATATGGGCTCTTCTCCCGCCCCAAAGAAACCTGTAAGAAAAGCTAGTGGCGGCTCGGTTTCTTCTGCCTCTAAGCGCGCCGATGGTATTGCTCAACGTGGCAAGACTCGCGGCACCATGATCGCCATGTGTGGCGGCGGGATGTACAAGAAATGATGGCCAGTCGCGGCATGGGTGACATCAACCCCAGCAAGATGCCCAGCGGTAAGCGTAAGGCTCGCCGCGACGACACGGACTTCACGCAGTACGCCAAGGGCGGAGAGGTGTGGGACAAGAAGCGGCCCAAGAGCTTGGGTGCTCCTAAGCCTATGTCTCCTGCCAAAAAGGCAAAAGCAAAAGCCATGGCCAAGGCTGGTGGTCGTCCGTACCCCAACCTGGTAGACAACATGCGCGCAGCTAGGATGAAGTAATCATGGCAGTAACCTCCGGTTTAACCGCATTCAACCTTGACCTAAACGAACTGGTCGAGGACGCCTTTGAGCGTTGTGGATCTGAGCTGCGCACGGGCTACAACCTGCGCACGGCTCGTCGGTCCCTGAACATGCTCACGATTGAGTGGGCAAACCGGGGGATTAACTTGTGGACGATTGAGCAGCAGCAGATCGTTCTCAACACTGACCAGTACCAATACCTAATCCCGAACGACACGATTGACGTTCTGGACATGGTGACGCGTATTAACAACGGCACGTCTGG